AAATGCCTGCACGGCTGTGTAAAAATTAGCTGCTTCGGTATTTGTTAAGCCATCACCTATACTTGCAAAGGCACATTGTCTATTAGAATAATAGATTGGTGAATTATTACTATTTGCAGCACCTATATAAAAATCAATATTACTTGTTGAATTTGAAGGTGCTGTTCCAGAAATTATCTGTACACCATTTCTAAAAGTTCTAATTATATTTGATGCTGTTCTGCTACCTAAAAAAAATCCTAATGTTGTAGTGCTTGATATGTTGTCAAACGTTGCAGTATTATTAAATCTTGAATACGTTAAATTTGTCGCTGAAGTAACAATATCTGAATAAGAGTCTACTCCTGCTCTTAATGACCCTATATCTATTCTTATACTTGCTGTTACTGCATTTGTTCTACTATAATAAGATAAAGAGCCACTATTTAAAGAAAGATTGTTTTGAGTATCTAAATAAGTATTTCCATATCCATTAACACCTCCAAATGCAATACCTGTGCTACTATGAGTCATACCACCGCTAAATACCAACCTAAATGCAGCATCTAAATCTCTTGGGTCTTTTAAATTCCATTTGTGCAATGCAGCTGTACCGCCTATTATTGGGTAGATGGCTTTCATTTTAGTCCAAATACCGTAAGTTTTTAAGTCAACTACAAGTTGATTTATAGCAGTTAAATTTGTAGCACCTGTAAGCCCTGAAGCTGTGAAAAAAGCCTGCGCATCGGGGTCATAAGCAACCCCAAAAGAATAAGGATTTATTATCATCTTGTTCCGATTAGAGTTATTTTAAGACCTGTTGCCGTTCCATTACCAATCTGGTCAATGTCAATTGTAATTTCTGCATCATCAGTAAGCGCACTTGTTGTAATAGTTGCAGCTGTTGCGGCCGTTACGCTTGTTTTTTCTGTATTGTCAATTGTCAGCTTTGTACCTAAAACAGATGTGCCGCTTTGGTTTATGTCAACCGTAAAAATAGAACCCGAAGCCTGAGCCGTTGTAAGCGAAGCACGAACCGAAGTTAATGTCATAGCGTGAGGCATTCTAAAAGTTACCTTTGCAGTTCCAGTTGTTAATGCTGTAGTTTCATCAGACGCAGCTAATTGTATCTCAACTGGCTGTTTTGTGTTCTTCCAAAGCTGTGTAGCACTTTCATAAACAAGCACATCTCTATTTGCAAGTGTCAAAGGATTTATGCTGACGTTATGCAATTCATCAAGCTCATATCCGTTATCAATTTTTACGTAAATCTTACCATTGATAGCGTGAGCATATTCGACATAACCAATGCGAACTTCATGAATCGGTGCAGTTGGTTTTACGTTTGTTATCGCTCCGAAAGTAGTACCGCTTAAATAAAGCGAATCACCATCCGCCCAAGTTTCCCCCTGCAAACTTCCAGTCGTATTGATATTAGTAACTTGACCAACCGAGCAAATAAAACCCTCCTGATTACCTGCTATATTTTCGCAAACAATACCCAAAGTACCAGCGCTATTTGCATCATTATCGGCTTTTGCAAGTTTTACCGAAAGTCTTTGACCCGTTGCACCTGCCACTATTACAACTTGATATCCTGCCTTTGTAAGATTTACTAAAGGCGTTGTTTTATTTACTACCCTTGTATGTAAATGTTGACCCAAATTTGAAATTGTAGTACCACCTTTAAGACCTAAATTTAAAGTTCCTAAAGAATCATTCCAAACTAATTGACCTACGCCAGCCGTGTCGGTTGTCGCAAGGTTAAAATCAATCTTATCAGTATTTAAAAGGTCGTTATTGTTTAGGTTTATGTCGTTAGCTCCTGCAGTATTGCCAGCAATTAAGACCGTTGCTAAATCGTCACCACCGCCCCCGCTTAACTCAAAAAAAAAAGAGGTCGAAAGTAAAGCGACTAAATCAAAAGCATTTCCAGAGAAAGCAACTGCAGAGGCTGGCTCGACCTGAGTGTTAGCAATCTGACTGGCGAAAAGCGAGTGCCATTGATTAAAACCAAATTTAACGATTACTTCGTCAGTCCCTTTTACGTCTAAGGCATTGACATTAACAAAAACCTTTTGGATATTGCCAGCGGCATCCGTTAAAACGACGTTGCCAGTCGATTGTTTTACTATGTTCATTGGTAAAAAATTATATTAGTTGAAGTATTTTTTTTCGTCTCGCACGTATGGCAGTGCTTGCCAGTCATATTGAAATATCCGCAGCCACAATCTGTATGGCAGTGACCACAATCGTCCTCGCAAGGGCAATTTTTAGCGTCAAATAAAGGCAAAAGCGCCTTATTAGCACAAAGGAAATTCTCGATTAAAGGCTTTAAATTGTCAATTCTTTGCATCATATTATCTTGCAGGAACCTGACCCCTGACACCCCAGCATTTTGAGCAAACTCGCTATCGTTTTGATAAATGCCTTTTGAACTTACTTGAATTGTCAAATAAGGCAATACCTCATAATAAACAGCATAAGCAGTATATCGAAGCAAAAAGCCAGTCCAGAGCGTTTCATATACTGCAGGAGCGGGAGCAATAAACTTATTGACTATTGCCCCGACTGCAGGGTTATAATTGCTCTCTAAGGGATTTTGTTGAGCGATCATATCATCATATAGAGCAACTCCCAGAAGTGGCTGCAAAAAGCGCTCCTCGCTGTCCTTAATGTGAGGGCTTATTTGATTAACATCGAAGCGAGCCGTAACTGGAGCAGGTCGGTAAATACCTGTGTTAACTACCTCGCCTGGCTTAATTAGTGTCTGCATTTTCTGTATTGATTTGCTCTTGTTCTATTTGTTGAAACCCTAACTCAGCTCTCATCTCGTCCACCGTTAAAATATCTTTGATCGGAATATCTCCCGCAAAACTCACTGGCATTGGCTTCGCTATATCGAGCGCAATATTTGACCAGTCAAAGCCCAACCATTTCGCAGCGTCTTGGATAACTGGGTTAAGAAACTTTGTAAGGTACAATCTTTGCATCGGACGGATGACAGTATTATAAACAATGTCGAACTCTGAGCGGATTTGCTGATTAGTTCCTAAACTTCCTGCAGTTCTTAAGCCAGTGAGCGACACCGACCAGCGATGAGCCGCAATGATATTCGTCTGAGCCATGTTTTGCAGGTTCAAAAATTCGCCCTCATTGCTGCTATTCAAAATTTGCACGTCGCTTTTATAAGTCGGATCTCTTAAAGCCTGAATAAACATTTTAGAGTTGTTCCCAGTGCCAGTAAAACATTCTTTCATAGCCCTCACCACTTGTTGAGCTTCCTCTTGATTGGCTGAGCCAAAGAGCGAAATAATAGCCGAAGGAGTGAAACCATTTTCGAATTTTGATTGATTAAATTTTGGGATGCGATACTCTAGTTCCGCCCAGATTTTAGCACTGACCCAGTCAGGGATGCCCCAATAAACCAAAGTCGGCTCATAATTTTTTAAGTGAACTATTGATTTTTCTACCCCTCCGATTTTCTCAAATACTGGAAAGATAGGCAGGTCAGTTACATTTTGCGGAGTGATCTCCCACGCCTCCTCGAATTCGTCCGACACGCCTATGTGAGTAGGATAAATGCTATCTTTTGCAGCCTTTCGAGGTCGGCACCAGTTAATCGGTAAGCAGCGCAAATAATATTTTTTTGTCTGACCTACTTTTATCCGCTGAACTTCGATAAAGGCATTGCCAAAGCTCGCAAAATCTTTGCAAATTTTAGCCGTTAACTCCTCGACATTTAAACCTTCTGGAGTCAATAAAGTAAGCCAATCATTCAAAGACTGGATCTGTTCCTCCGTTATTTCCTGAGCCTCTGCTTTTGCTGTCTTTAAGCTTGCCAACATTGACATCGTAGCTGCAGGTACCGTATAAAAGCCATCACCGCCAAAATAATTAACTTTTTGCTGAATAATGCCTGCCGTGGTCGGGCTATTATTACAAATAGCCTGCAATCGGTCGAGCCTGCAGAGGTCATAAGTGCTAAAAGGAACATATTCCCAGACCGTCCGATCTAAAATTTCCTTAGTCGGTTCTCTGAAAATATCGTCTACTTTGAAGGGATGCACTCCCGAATTGAGAGAGCCCCACGCATAAACGTCTGTTTTTGGCTTATTTTCGCCCGATATAACGGCTTTTCTTCTACTCATTATTATTGTCTGTCGTTTCTGCTTTAAAGTTGTCTACTGGCTTATTTTTAGGCTTTTTACCTACCAACTCAACACCTTTAAAACCTATATGATATAAGTGCTCAAGCTGCTCCTGAGTTGCCTTTGACAAATGTACGGTAAATTCTGTATTATAAACCGTGCAATCAATGAATTTTTCTTTTACTTTAAACATAAAAACAGATTTTTAATTTAAAAAAGGGAGAGGATAAACACCCTCCCCCTCCGTATGAATTCCCCAAAATCCAAAAATTAGACTGGAATAGTAACACTTGAAGCGACTGGAATAGCTTGAACCGTGCCTCTTGACGTCAAAGTAATTGTCGATTGGTTCTGGTCGTTAATCGCTGTACCTGTAACTGTTTCGAAGTTAGTCAGCTGAGCAGGGTAAGCAATGCCCAAAGTTGTCAAAGCGTCTGGAGCGCCCCACAGCCAACGAGTGCCGTTGTTCTCTTCGTGAATTACGATAAAACCGCAGCAACAATCTTGCAGCTCCTTAATTGCCTCTCTTGTTGCCAAAGCATGACACGGAAAAATAGCAACCAAAGTTTGAGTAATTACTGTATTACAGTTTACTCTTTCGCCAGTCTCGGTAAAGTTGGCAGTCTCCTGATAAGGTTCAAACTCATAAAATTTAGTCGAGCCTACCATTGTAATTGTGTCAATTTCGCCAGCTGTGATGTTCAAAGCGGATACATCCTCTTTCGAAGCGACCCAAAATTTAGCTAAACCACCAGCGCAGGCGTTTGCGCAATCTATTGTTAAGCCTGATGTTAAACAGCTCATATTTATATTTTTATTAGGTTAAAAAATTAGTATGCAACCGTGATCAGGTCTGAGTGCTTGTAGTTGAAACCGAGATAAAATCTTGATTTTACTTTCAATTTTTCCTCTTCCATATCGTGCCAAGCCATTGCCTGATTGATCGGGTTAGCAATGTCAGTACCCAAAACGAAATTTGTTCTTTCAGTGTAAAGCACAAAATTAGCGTCTTGCACATTTAAGTAGCTGTCTGCATATTGCTGCCAGTCGTACATTGGCTTAACTTCAATGCCGTTAAACGTCAATCTCTGAGCGCCATTAGTTAACAATGTCAAGTGAGCCGCTGAGCTTACACCATTATTTTGCAAATCCTGCAGGTATTGTCTGTAAACATTAGCCGAAACTAAAAATACTTTTTGAGCTTCTGGAACTGCAGAAAGCACGTTTGTGCTATTTTCCCAAACCGCAGTAAGTAGGTCGATACCATCGCCAGCGCCAAGCGGAGTGCCTGAGTTTGAATTGATATAAGGTACTAAGTTATTAGCTACCAATTGCGGGATATAAACAGACCACATACCGTCTGTGATGTTAACCGCATCGTCTACGCTTGCCTTGTTGCCAAAAAAAGCAACTTTTAACATCTGTTTGCGGAGAGCCTGAACCATGCGAGTCATAAGAATTTGCATGAAGATAGTGCCTTCCAAGTTGCTGCTCTGAGTTCCTGCCTTAAGTTTTTGCTTATAAACAGTACCGACAAATTCGTCGTAACAAAGCTCCAAATTAACTTTGATTTCGTCAACTTCGATACATCTTTCAAACAAGCCGAGCGCACCCTTTGGAGTCCAACCGCAACCGCCTGACAGCTGCATAATATCCTCCATAACGCCAACGTAGCCAATTTGTTGCTTATTGTTTACGAGTACCATTGTCTCGAAAATATCTTCGATTTCAGCGTCAAAAAATACTGGTTTAAAGAGCATTTCCTGAGCCTGAGTGCCAACCAATCCGATACGGAATTGACCTGCTTCAAATGTTGCCATATATTTAAAATTTTAATTTTGTTAGTTGAAAAAAATTATACTACTGTGTAAGTAATAGCCAAAGTAATATTGCCTCCGTTGCTATTTACTACAATACTTCCAGTTTTATTACCTGCTGACAAGTTACCATTTGCAACCGCTGACAAAGTACGTTTTTGACCAGGATAAATTATATCCGCAAAAGTTGGAATTGATGCCGATAAAACCTGAGACGATACCGTAATTGTGCCAATATCCAAAACAGTATTGCCGATATTTTCGAGTTCAACTTGAAAGTTAATATTCGGACCATTCGCAGGAAAAGTTAAACCAAGTGACTTTGTAGTTATTGCTGTAGTTCCGCCGACGTTTGTAATTCTAAGCACTGGAGCCCAGAGCGCCTCTGTATCAATTGCAAGAGTTCCGCCATCATAAGCGAATGAGAACCTTCTCACACAATCGCAGCTTAAAATATCAATATCGCCAGTTGCAATCTCGATAATTACAGACCAATCGCTTCCAGTCAATGTACCGACATTTATTGCAATACTTGAAACTGTACCAGTGCCGACGCCAGTAACAAAATTGCCAGCACCGTCTGTAATTTGTACTTTAATATACTTTGTAGTGTAACCGCTTGTCGGAGAATTAAACGTGAAAGTAGTTGTACCAGATGAAGTCGCAGCGCTAAAATCAAGTTGAAGATCGCAAGAGCCTCCGCAATTTTCAATTTTTAGTATCTCAGCGTTCGCACCGTTTGCGAGTGGATTGGTACGGCTGAAAAAGAACTCTTCTGAGTTCCCCTCAACAAAAAAGTTTTCTTTATTGAATGACATTTTATATTAGTTTTTGATAAGTGAGTTAATAAATTTTGAAGCCTGCACTATCTGCTCCTGAGTGAAACCGATTTCCGCAGTTTTTTCCGCTTTTACGTCGCTTTTATAGCTAATTTTCGCCTGAATTTCAGCCTCCAAAGCTTCGAGTTTGAGTTGTTTTTCCTCGAGCTGTCTGTCCAGAGCTTCGATTTTTGCCTCTAATTCGGCTTTGTCGTCGGTCTTTACTTCCTCTTTTGCCTCAATGGCTGGCTCTTCGGCTTTATCCTCAACAACGGGAGCCGTCTCGACTTCCTGCTCAGTTATTTCTGCCTTAAAACCAAACATTGCAGCGAGTTGCTGGAGAAAAGTCTTTTTTTCAACTTGCATACTGTTCTTGATTTGTTTTGGAATGTTTTTAAATTTTGCCTCCGCTCTGATCATTGCGTAGGTTTCTTCATATATAGAGTTTTCGTCTTTTTTTTCTTCGACTATGCTGTCAATAAAACCCATTTCGAGCGCTTCCTCAGCAGTCAACCAAGTTTCTGCCGACATCATTTTTTTAACTTCCTCCAGAGTCTTGTCTTTACTGCCTCCGATCAACTTGCCTTTACTTTCGAGCTGAGCTGTATAAATTGCAGCCATTTGCTCGTCAAACATTCTCAAAAGCTCGATAGTCTTTTCAAGTTCAAAGACATTCCCCTCAACTCCGCCCCAGCTATTGTGCATCATAAAAAAAGAGTTTTTAGTCATCTCCTTTTTCTTTCCTGCCATCAAGATAATTGTCGCAGCGCTGGCAACAATCCCGATGCCTCTCGTTGTGGTTTTACCTGGATATAAAGCGATCATTTCAGAGATTGCCATACCCTCGATAATAGAGCCGCCTGAGCTTGATATATTGATTAGCACGTCCTGACCGCCTGCCTCGTTTAAAGCCTTTTTGACCGTGTCTTTAGTCTCGGTGTCTTTGCTTCCGATCGTGCCGAAAATATTTAATTCAAACATCGTTTTATAGATTTTGAACAAAAATAATCAGTCATTTACTCAAAAAAAAACGATAAAATAAAAAAACCGCTACCCCCTGCAGAGTAACGGCTAAACTAAAAAACCAAAGTAATTATAACACACACACAAATATAAATCTTTATTTCAGATCATAGCGCCAAAGCTCATACTTTTCAATCACTGAAATTAAAATTTCGGCATATTTTGGATGAGTTGCATATCCGCACTTTTTTAAACCTCGAGCCCATCTTTTATAATCAGTCCTTTTGAGCTTTGTCAGGTGCTTGTAATGCTTAGATGTTAATAATCTGGAGTGGTCCCGATATGACCACCAAGCTGAGCGATAAACAACGAACCTATCTTTCGGAGTGTCGTCTTTGTAAACTGCATATCTTTCCTTTCTGCCTTTGTGCCATTTAACTCCGAAGTGGTTGTTGTGCTTTTTTGCCAGACTTGATCGTCCGCAGTTGCTCTCGATTATTCCCTGAGCCAGCGTTATTGATACAGGTATATTAAACAATTCCGCTTCCTTCTTTGCAGTCTTTAAATACTTGTCAATGTATTGCTCGATATGCTTTGGAGCTGGCTGTCTCTTAAGTGCTGGAAAGGTTGCAGAGCTAAACAAAAAAGCCGTTAAAATTAAAATTGCTGTTTTCATAAAAATAAGGATTTAGATTATAAAAAAATATTTACCAATGCTGCTCCTAAGGCATAGCCAGAGCCATAACACAAAGCTAATTTAAAGCGCTGCCAGTTGTTCTTTGCTTCGATTTGATAGGCAAGGAAGGGCAAGCCTAAGAAAGGTCCTATAAATGCCCAGAAAACCATCGGACAAAGCTGCCTATCCGATACGGCACTAATATAAAACGTACTTGCTATTTCGATAATTACAGCGGCAATAAATAGGATAATGTATTTCATTTTAAAAGCTGCTCGTTTAGCTGTTTTATTATAATTTCTTTAGTTGAAAAAGGGAAATAGGTATGTTCCCATAAATAAAAATCACACTGATCGTCAGACCATTCAGGTTTAAAATGTTTTACACAATCTATAAAAGGCATATCTTTTGCCATGTCGATAGTTAGTTCTTGCATTGTGTTTGTCTATAAGTTAAAAAATGCTGTCTTTCCAGCTGTCAGGTTAGTTTTTGTTCAGCGGCTTGCCTTTCTGGAACTACCGAAACCAAGTATCAATTATATTCAATTGTTACATTATACCCTAAATGCTCTAAAATCTGCCTTACAATCGTTAAAGTGTCTGTATTATGACATTCAAGTTCAACGCCGTTAACCGTTGTTATTGTGCCGTAATCGTGGCAGCACCCATCGGAACAGGTGCTGTCATAATCTTCTAATGTGATGTTAAGGTTTTTTGTAAGTTTCATCGTAATAGGTTTCTCCTGAAATTAGTTTGTGACTGCCATCCTCTTGGAGTTTGGCAATTAAGCCGTGAGCTTCAATTATTTGCTGCCTTTCCATTTCTTTGGCTTTTGTAATTATTACATAAGCTAAATCAAGATAATCTATTCCATTATCTGTTAATTCATCAATTAACCATTCTACTGCTGTCTGTTTCATTTCAAAGGTTTTATTTCCGTGATGGAGTCGTCAACAAAAAATATTTTTAAAGTGTCTGAGCCATTGAAAGGCTGCTCAGGTGCCTTGTATTCCTGCCTAACTTCGCAGCGTAATAATTGCCATACCAAGATCGCCAAAACTATTACCGTGATTATATCTCTCAATCTTTTGTTATAAAAGGGTAAAAAGTAGCAACCTGCTCTTTGGTACGTCTGCAGATAAAAGCATCTTTGTGCGCCCTCTGCCAAGTTGCAATCATGTAGTCCGCTTCCATTTCGGTCTCGTAAACAAACATAATACGATAGTAATCTCCGACCTGCTCGACCATTGCTTTGTCGAGCGTACACATAGCGAGCTGCTCGGCTCTAATGTATTGCGGAGTCTTTGTGCTCATAATCTGGATGCAGTACAAAGTGTCTTGCTGTTGAGCCATTGCGCTAACTGAGAGCGCCAGAATAAAAAATAAAGTTTTCATAATAAGGTTTTAAAAAATGATAAAAAGTGTTTAGAAAGGAAGCTCATCGACATATTCGACCAACTTCGCTAATATTTTTCTTTGGAGTTCGTGCTGATCTGCATTCATGTACTCAGCAGCCTCTGCAGCGTCTACCATTTTGTGACCATTGACCTTCAGCTCCGTTATAAAATGCTTAGTTGTCATATTAACAAAACATTCGTCTGGGTGCTTAAAGAAGTCTGCCCTTGCTTCAACGCAATACTCCCAGCCAGATGCATAATGATAAAATAATACTTCGCTATGTACAATATTAGGAGCGATGAGTCTGTCTCTTGGTATAAAGTGCCGCAAATTTTCTCCTTTGTATGTGTACTCAATTATAGCACGTTTGTTGAGGCTCTTCTCGTGTGTCAGCTCCACAACCTTAACAAAAAGTAATTGATTTGTGTAGCCAGTTTCGAGCGAGTGGTGTGTGATTTCTGCGAAGGCAAACATAGTAATAAGGTTTTTAAATTATGGTTTATTTCATATTAAAGCCTAAAGAATATAGGTAATCGTGTATAATATTGTAATTGTCATTATCGTACATAATATCGTCATTGTCTATTAGCCTTCTCATTTTTAATTTAGCTAAATGCCAAATGTTATGCCAGTGTATTTCCTCTTTTTGTGCAATCTCATTTTGTTTTTTAACATAATCTGAGATTATTTCAAGTTTAGGCTCAATTTTAATAAGATCTTGAAAAGTTGTCATAGTAATAAGGTTTTAAAGTTTATAAAATTGCAGTTGATCGGATGCTGCTCCCCGTAGACTGGTTATATTTTGCTTCCTGATTTAATAAATCCGTTGCCGTCTATAACAATTTGACTTCCGTCTTTCATTATTTTAGTGTCCAGTATTTCGCTTTGTAAAGAGCCGTAAAAAAAGTAAGTAAATTTTACCATTTGGAAAGCAACAATTCCTTTGTTAAGCATTTTTTTATCTGTATTTTCAACTCTTGTAAGTTTTTCGATTTTGATTGCAGTTGTCATGATCTTAATTTTTTGTGTGTTAATAATTTCCTTTCGTTGTATGTTGATACAAAGATAGAACTACTTTTTAAATAAAAGAACATTTTAGCAAAAAACTTTCATAAAATTGTAAATTATTTTTTTTATCCCCTAAAAATCGAACTTATTTGGCAGAAAATAGGCTGCATGATTGCCCAAAATATGATAAATTGCTGTCTCTTCTACTGGCAAAACCTTTGTGAGTTCAGTCACTGCAATAGCTTTTTTGCCGTACCGCTCCAAATATTCTGGATAGACCTTAATAACGACATAGCGATTGATTACCGACTGTCTTACTATATTGTACTTCAGCAAATAAAATATGATTGCTTGAAGGTTTGGTATCTCCCCGAGCTTCTCCTGCAGCTCGGCAGCTAATAAGTGACAAAATAAGCGCCTCGAGTTTTTTTGCCTATCCCTCGTTAGGTTTATGATCATAGCTCTAAATTTCTAAAATACATAATAACCTTTCCTTTGCAGGCTGGACAGCTTAAATCTTTTTTCATTCGCTTCTCAACATTCTCGCCCCTCTGGAATACCTTTATAAACCGATAGTAAAAATAAAACATTCTTTCGAGATCTGAATAAGGTATTAACATTGCTGACTTATTGCGCTCGATTATTTCCTTAACCTCTGGCAGGTGCTCCGCTGGAATTTCTCTAATATACATAAGGATAATTTTTAAAATGATGCTGTCGCTCTGATTTCTTTTCTTTCGCTTCTTCCTTTTTCCACGTCATCTTCCGTACTGGCTGTATAAACAACTTGCAGACGATCAATTCGACCCTGAGTTTCTAAAACGAGGTCCTGCATGACTTTAAACCTGTTTTGTTCCTCGCTTACTTTATTAAGGCTATCTTGCAGAAATGCAGATGGAGCACCCACGACACCACCCATTGCAAAGTTTGGAATCCGTGCCGCCTTTAAAGTTGAGTAACCAATCCGCCTTTGTTGATCCTGATTAAGTACGACCTCGCCAGTTTTAAGTGTTGCCAGTACATTATCTCCATTACTGAGAGGCTTTATATTGCCCCTACTCGTAACTTTGCCACCGTCAGCAAATTGGACTATCTCGTCACCCTTACCAACGACACCGCCCCGAGCGAGTGGCTGAGCTGCAATGATAGCAGTCTGGGCAGCGCCAGCAATACCGACCGCAATAGCCCCAGCTATTCCCGTAGTTGCAAAGGCTCTTGTTACTGCTAAAGCCGTGTTAATAATAGACTGAATTATAGCAATTGCTTTCTCTTTTTTAGCTGCTCTTTTTGCGGCTTCCTCCCTTGCCTTTTCTATTGCTGCCTGATTAGCTACCTCCGCTGCGAGTTGTTGCTCATAGTAACGACGCCTGAGCCCAAAGCTATTGTCGAGCTCCTCCTGCAGCCTTTCCTGCCTTAGTTGGCTCCTTTCAATGTCGGCATCAAAAGCGGCTTGCTGCCTTTCATTTGCAACTGCGAAAGCCTCCCCGATTAAACCAATCCCTTCGTTAAAATATTCAAGGACCTGCTCGAATTGGTCTTGCTTAATTTTTGCCTGCTCATCTGCATTTTTCTTTACATCCTCAGTCTGCTTTCGCTCCTCCTCCGATAAATCAGTAAATAACTTTTGACGTGCTAATAAAATTTCGTCATATTCCGCCTGAGTAATTCCAACCTTTAATTTTCCGTTTTCGTCTAAAAGCTGAGCCTCCGCATCGTTTAAGGCTTGGATCTGGTTTCTAATATTGGCAATCTTGTTGATTGTCTCCTGCTCGGCTGCCAGTTTTATCAGCTGCTCTTTCTTTTTTGCGTCCGTTTCCTGAGCTAATAATTTGTTGAGCGTCTCTTGGTTTTTTAGCTCTCTTAATTCGCCTTGCTGCTCGATATATTCAAGTTCGGAACTAAGTGCCATGTCTCGTAGCTCTTTGAGCTTTTGGACCTGCTCCTGAGCTTTTTGCACTTCCGACAACCTTTGCTCTTCATTAACCTTTTTAAGGGCATCTGTTTTTTGTTGCTCATATTGTATTAAGATAGTTGCCTGAGCCTGAGCTACCGCTTGCAATTGGATAGCATTTTCCTTTTGTACCTTCAACACCTCAGCCGAATTTTTCCCAAAGGTCTTAATCAACTCCGCTTCCCTTTCCTGCGCTGCGATAACTAAGTCATCATACTGCTTTTTGAGGTCCGCCTTTTGTTTATCGAAATTATTGTTAATTTCAGCAACTTCCCTCTCGAAACCGTCTTGAATATTTTTGATGCGCTCCTCGATTGCCTTAGCACTAAGGTCAGCTAATAACGCGGCACGTTGTCTAGCTTGCTTAACTTCGTCTTCCTGAAACTTTGCACGGTCTTCAGCTAACTTTTTAGCGGCATCCTGAGCGTTTTTTATAGCAGCGCTGTTTGCATCCCGATCAACTTTTACAATCTTTTTTGCTGCTGCTTTTGCATCGGCTTCCCTCTTTGCATCCGACTTCTTTTTACTTTCCTCGTATGCTTTATTGAATGCGTCGTTAAGTGTCCCCTGATCTTTATTTGCCTCCGCTCTTCGCCTGCGCAGGTCGTCTATTGCGCTTTGTACATTCGCCCCGAAAACTCCTTTTACTTGCTCTGCAAATATCTGAGCATCGAGATATAAAGTCTGGAAAAAGTTGACAAAGTTAGTGCCGAGTTGCTTTAGTGAAGCAACAACTCCAGCAAAGACTGCAGGCAAATTTGTCATTCCTTCATAAACCTGTGCAATGCCGTTGCCTATTGCCTCGAATATTGATTGTAAAAAAGGTGACTGGTTAATAAAATCAACAAAACCCCTAATCATATACGCTATACCTTCCGCGATAAGTACTAACTGGTCAGCCAAAACCTTAATAGGAAATAAAAATACTTCAATTATTTTAGTGAAAGTTGAGGTTTCTTCACCACCAAGCTTAAACAATTTTAGTAGTGGAGCAAAAGCTTGTCCTAATCTCGTGAAAGCATCGCCAACTGGTCTGAAAATTTCAATCAACTTTGCCAAAACCAAAAACAAACCAGTTTCAACTGCCTTCCCAGCTGTTTTAAACGTATCGTTTACGCCCTGCAATTTCTGAGCAACCTCAACCTGACTTGCTGCAAGTTCTTTGTTTGTGTTTAGCAAACTTCTGTTTCGCTCCGAAAATTCAGTAACTCCACCGCTGGCAGCCTTAAAAGCTGCAGGAAATTCCGCAATATTATTTAAGTAGTCGTCTGCATTTCCCTGCCCTTCAACCAGCGCCCCCTCTAATCTTAATAGCGCATCCTCAAAACCGATGCCGAGCTGCTTACTCAATGCCTCTGCCGCCTTACTGATTGTCTTTGCATCCGTGTCGAAAGTGTCAGCCAGTGCCGTTGTGCTTGCTGTGAGCTTGTCGAGGTCGGTACCATAAGCACCCGAAAACTCCGCAACTGTTTCTCTGGTTTCGTTTATTTTGCTTATGAATTCGTCAAGCCTTTTCATCGCCTGACCGATTAGCTTCGCAGCCTGAAACGCTACAAAACCACCAATAAGAGCCTTACCAAAGCCAGTGAGCTGACCTTCTCCGTTTCTTAGTGTCGAATTAAAAGCCTCGAAGCCTGGAATAGTCTGCAGGAGTGAGCGTGTGACCTTTGCAAAAGTTTTCGGATAATTACCGACATTCCGTTGGAACTGCCCGACCTGACCGTCTACATTTTTGAGCGTTTTGTCAAGCTGTTGAATCTCTTTTTGCATTGCATCAAGCTCCTCAGTGGTTTTTGAGCCATCCAGAGCAGCATTTTTAAACTCTTTGCGTAGTTTGTTTAGCTTTGCGCTAAGTTGATCGTAAGCTCCGACCGCTTTTTCAGGCAAAAACGACTTATTTACATCATCCTGAGCCTTTTTTAGCGCTTTTTGTGTCGCTGTCATTTTGCCCAAAGTTTGGCTCAGCTCTTGAAACGCCTTATTACCCTCTTCCGTACTAAGGTCGAGCGCATTCATTGCAGCCTGAGTCTGCTTAATTTCGGCATTTAGCTGGTTTATTGACTGAATACCGTCAATGTTTATTGTAAAACCGACTATCGTGTTTGACATTTTATACCGTATTTAATTTTGCTTCTAAAATTGTACTTCTAATGCTACCATCCGCCCCGACTTCCTTGTTATCTAAAACGAAATACGTCTTTGTGCTTTGATTTTTCGCCACGTCAAACGTATTAATCTCTTGCAGGATATAAGTATTGTTATTTATAAAGATTTTGTCTCTAAAGGTCAAATTTTGAATCTTAAGCACGTCCCAGAGGATAAACAATTCGAGATACTTCCCTCCGCTCCTCCTGACCATTTCCGAAAGGTAAAATCTTTTTAGCAACCCAGCCACCGCCAGACCGTTTACTGTTACATCTCCAAAGCTGAGCGAGGTCTGAAAGCCTATTGTATCATTGTAATCAATCATGTAATTAAGCGGAGTTTTGTAGTCAACAACTGAGGTACCGTCAAAAACATTTATAGTTCCGTTTTCGTCGCCAGTTGTAACAGGATCGGATACTAATAAGCGAGGGAGCATTTGAGTAACAACCTCCGTACCCGTTCCAGTCTCCAAAAAGTTTGTCGCCCAGATGATCGGAATCATAGGAGTTTTTAAGCTGTTTACGTTTACAATCTCGCTATCTGCCACCACTAAAGTAGGAGCAAAAAAAGGATTTTCGACAACCGTTTCACCAACTTTAAACCTATTAGTCGGGAACTGAAAGCGAGCCTCTAATATTCCTAAATTTGCATTGAGGTTTAGCGCCTCGACTGTTGGGTCGTTGCTATCGTCCTTCCATTTCAATCGTATCTGGCTTAGTTGCTTTGTGTCGCTTACCAATTCCCCGCCCTTGCTTAAATCTACAAAAGGAGTATAATCTAAGCCCTTTTGCGCTGTATAAAATCCATCCTCGAGCTGCAATGACGCTGGTCTACTTTCGAGTATAAAATCGTCCGCTGGCTCAATATAAACCGTCCTGCTTCCCTCGTTTGTTTCAAAAACTAAATTAAAAGCATGAGCGAGCCCTCGAATTAAATCAATAACTTTGAGAGAGGGGTCTATAAAATATTTTAAATCGACATTGAAATTGTCAATTATTTCCGCTTCGCCAGTAACTGTAAAAACAATATTATAATCAAATGTTCCAGGCGCTACAATTGGAACAACTCCGACAACCTGCACCGTATCCCCAGCATTTAAAGAAAAAACAGCCTCACCTCTTACGGTTGTATTTGTTGTATATGGTTGTGGTGGTGTTAAATTTGCCTGACCATAGAAAACAACTGGAGCAACTCCATTTATCATAAAAGCTAATGAAATTCCTGCAGATGTTGTAATATTTGAAACGCTGCATTCTATTTGTAATAAATAATATCCTTGCACTGGCACGGTATAAATTCCCGTTGTATTATCATAAGGATTTGGTCCAATTGCAGGAAAAAGAGTTTGGTTAGGTAAAATAAATACAGTCCCTCCAGATACATTAGTATTTATTTGAGTATCAAAAGCGC